GGCGGGAAGTGCTAGACCGTTATTCATGGCCTGCGACCCAGATCGAAGTCACTCACACCAGCCTCGCGGCGGAACTCCAGGGCGTCATGACAACGCTTGCGCCGGGCTTTTCCTACATCACCAGTTCGACGTTCTGGGACCGGACGTTGACGCAGCCGGTGACCGGGCCGTTGTCGCCTATTGAGTGGCAGGCTTTAAAGGCCCGCACAGCGACCGGGCCTTACCCCAGCTACAGGATATTCGGCGGGAAGCTCTACGCNTACCCAGCGCCCTCTGCGGGCAANACATGGGTGTTTGAATATCAGTCCACATATTTCTGTCAATCTGCCGGGGGTACGAATCAATCGGCGTGGGCGGCGGATACGGATGTCGGTGTTCTAGACGAGAATCTCATGGAATTGGGTGTTGTCTGGAGATTCAAGAAAAAGAACGGGTTGGACTATTCGGAAGATTTCCGCTCCTACGAGCAGAAGCTGGCGAACGAAACCTCACGCGCGGGTGGTAGGAAAGTTCTTGACATGATTTCCGGTAACACTGCCGCAAGGGGAGTCTATATCCCAGAGGGCAGTTGGGCATAGTGTCATGGGGATACCATGCGCTGTTCGATTGCCAATCCTGCCCGATTGAGAGGGTAACAAGTGAGGAAAATATCCGGGAATTTATCAATGAAATCGTCTCGGCTATCGATATGAAATCGTATGGTGAACCGATGATCGCTCACTTTGCGACACATGACGCGGATGCGGCTGGATACAGCTTCTGCCAGATGATCGAAACCAGCAATATCACCGGGCATTTTTCAGACAAAACCGGTGATTGTTACATCGATATTTTCAGTTGTAAGGAATACGATACGGATGTGGCGGCTGATGTTATAGACGACTTTTTCAGACCTGAAGAAGTGAAGATGAGATACTTTGAAAGGGGCGATTGGTGATAAATCTGGATCAACTCGCTGCCGTTACTGACGACTTTGTGAAAAAGAACATCAGAGTTTTGCAGATACATCGTTTCGCCGACGGTGAGTTCGATCATCTTAAACGATTGGAGAGATGGGCCGAGTTGCCCTTCGGTGCGAGGGTGGCGGATTTAGGATGCGGGATTGGCGAGGTGGCGCGGACTTTCAAGCAGTTACGTCCCGACCTTTCTTTTTGTTTGGTGAATATAAGCGAAGCGCAGCTTCTCTATGCAGACCCGGNAATGCAGCAATATGCATGTAATTTCCTGAATGTCCCGGAACCCGATGGGTCATTCGATGCGGTTCTTTTCTGTTTCTCAATCGGCCACGAAGACCAAGCCGAGGCAATGGCTGAAGCGCGNAGGATTCTCAGGCCNGGGGGCATACTTTTNATATATGACATGATCAGGAAATCAGGGAATAANAAGATNATGGAAGACGTAAGCTATACCGTATGGCCCAGAGAGCATATGGAATCGGCTTCCATNGGGTTCGATCTGGATTATTATATGGAGCCGTTCGATAGTGGTTCCTACGGAGAACAAATTCTAGGCGATGATTATGAGAAGTTCTTCGGCGGCACATCGCCAGCCATTTGGCGTTTCATCAAGAAAGGGTAATGTTATGTATGACTTTCCAGAAGAAATTCCGGGGCAAATGACACCGGGACAACTGACACCGAGAGTGTTTCAAGAATTTACGCACGAGCTTGGTATTCCTATTACAGGTGATGAAGCGGCAAAATTCACGGCAATAATAGAGGCGATTCAGGGCGCTGAAGGTAGTGGCTCAATAGGCGATACTGGTTTTACTGGTTCTATAGATGTTCCTACTCGCGGTCTGCCTCTTGGGCAAATGGGCGCTTCTCCTAATATTCCAGGTGCAACTCTCGGCTCTTCGTCTGGAATAGGAGGCATCCTCCCGGAGGAAGAAAACCGACGCCGCATGAGGGGCGTGTTGAGTGGTCAAGGTCTGGGATATTAAGTAAATGCTCCAGCCTCTCCTCGACAATTCCAGAAAGACCGGAACCTCCCAAAGTGGGAGTATTCCGGCACCTGTCCGGGGCTGGAACGTGCGAGATTCTCTGGCAAATATGCCGGAAGATTTCGCGGTCGAGTTGGAGAATATATTCCCGAATCTGACAAGCTGCGATCTCAGGTCCGGTTTTCTGTCCCACTCAACCGGCAACGGGTCAGCGGCTGTCGAGACTCTGGTGGAGTATGCCGGTCCGGTTACCCGGAAACTGTTATCTGCGGCTGGATCGGTGATCTATGATTCTTCCGCCGAAGGTGCCTCTACATCCATCGCGACGGGTAAATCGAACGCCAGATGGCAAACAACGATGTTTGGCACATCCGGCGGTAATTTCCTGTTCATGGTCAACGGCGCGGACGCCCCGATTTATTATAACGGCAGTGCTTTCACAACTCCGAGTCTGGCGAGCGTCACGGCGACAGATATCGTCCATGTCGCAACCCATCAAAGACGCCTGTTTTTCGTCTTCAATGACAGTCTGATTTTCGGCTATTTGCCGGTGGTTTCGGTGGCTGGAACCGTCGCCACATTCGATATAGGCGGCATATGCAGGAAAGGCGGTTATCTCCAGGCCATTGGATCGTGGACGCGCGACGGCGGTGCCGGGCCGGATGATCTATTCGTCGCCATCACCAGTGAAGGCGAGTGCATCATATATTCTGGAAATGATCCGTCTAGCGCGGATGCCTGGAATCTTGTCGGCGTATTTAACATCGGAAAGCCAATCGGGCGTCGATGCATTGAGAAAGTCGGGGCCGATCTTATTGTAACGACCCAGGACGGCGCGATATCTCTAGCCACTTTCCTGCCGATTGATCAGGTTGGCAGTCTCGGGCAGGCAGTTACTACAAATATCCAGAATGAATTCCTGGCATCTTCCAGGGCGTATTCGACGGTCTTTGGATGGCAATCTATCCATTATCCTCAAGGTTCGTATTCTCTTTTTAATATCCCTCTATCCACCACGGAATCCGTGCAATATATCGTCAATACCCAGACGGGGGCGTGGTGTAAATTCACAGGGCAGAATGCCGCCTGCTGGTCATTATTCAATGGTGATCTGTATTTCGGCGCACAAGATGGTGGCGTGATATACAAGGCTGATACCGGGGTCAGCGATAATTCCGCCAATATAGATTGGAAAATACGACCGGCGTTTTCTTATTACGGGTCGAGGGGAAGCCAGAAGATTTTCACGCTGTGCAGACCCCATTTCACGACGAATGGAGCGCCCGCATTCGCTGTCGATTTGAATCTTGATTTCTCGAATATCAATCCGACGAATATTCCGACCACCCCGGAACTTGCCGCTGCGACATGGGACGTTTCAAAGTGGGATGAGTCGTATTGGGCTGACACGATCACGACTGCCGCGTGGACGACCGTTTTGGGCATAGGAGATTGTGCCTCTCCCACAATTCGCGGGAATACGAATTCCATCACGTTGTCATTCACTGCCTACGATATGATCTGGCAGCAGGGGAGTCCCTTGTGACAGCATTGGTCTGTGGCCGTGATGATGAATTAGCGGCGTGGGCAGAGGAGCATTTCCCTGATTGCGCTCCGCTTTCAAGGCCGCTGACGGCAATCGGGATGTCTTCAGATGACGGCGATATCGTGGGGGTTGCTATCTTCCACAATTATCGGCAAAATGACATTGAAATTACTCTTGTGACCGCGACCCAAAGTAACAGATGGGCCACGCCGGGAAATATACGGGGAATCCTTTCTTACCCGTTTATCCAACTGGGCGTTAAGCGGATGACAGCAATCACCACGAAATCGAACAAGAAGGCCCGAAAGTTCATGACGGGCCTGGGCTTCATGTTAGAGGGAGTCCACCCATACGCGGCCAAAGACGGCACATCAGCGTGTACATATGGCCTGTACCCTGAAAATGCGGAGAAATGGATAAATGGGTAAATCAGCACCATCACCGCCACCCCCTCCTGATCCAGCGAAGACCGCTGCCGCGCAGGCTGCTGCAAACAAGGAAACAGCTATCGCCCAGGCGAAGCTGAATATGATTGACGAATATACTCCTTACGGGTCTTCGTTATATACAAAAAGAGGCGAAGTCGAAGACGGCATTCAGCAATATGCTCGTACAACCACGCTCGACCCGGCACAACAGTCGATTGTTGACAAGCAGAACGCTGTCATAAATGCGTTGAATGATGTCGCTGTTTCTCAAGTCGGGCGCGTCGGAACTGCTCTGGAAGACCCTTTCACTTACGAAGGACTCGTCGATCCCGGCACCACGGCTGGCGTTCGCACCGCTGCTGATCGCGCCAGACAGGCTGTCGGGAGCGATTTCGACTATGTGGGTCGCCCTGATGCGCCCTCTGCCGCCGGGGTAACCGGCGCTGCTGCTGCTGCCGCAGGGTCTATC